CCGGTGATCTTCTGCCTTATGTTTGATTTTCTATGTGCATCAGTAGCTTAAGGCTGATCGCTTCCGCAAATTTTGTATTCGTTTCCGCAATTCATGCCTATCTAACGGGGTTCACGGCCTTCCCGATCCGACGGTAGACGCGTTTCGTGATCTCTTGAGTCGTGTGTCCGAGCAGGTCTGAGGCGTCGGCCAGGCTCTCGATATCGGAGGCCGCCTTGGGGCGAATGTCCCGGAACTGGAACTGCATGATCTCCCTGGCCAAGTCTTGGTCACCCGCCTTGATCGCCTCCTCGGCCGCAGCCTTACGTGCGGTATCGAACCTGGTGCGAAGCATCTTCTCTGTCATCGGCTGGCCCTTCTCGTTGGTGACCAGCGCCGGAGAGTCGGAGGTGATCGACTCGATCAGGCGGCCGAGCTGCGTCATCTGCCCGTCGGCGCGGCGGAGCCGTATCCGGAGCTTGCGCGACGTCTTGTTCTGCCCGACCAGCAGGTAGTCCCCGGAAACGTCGCTCTTGCGCAGTTTCCTCACGTCAGCCGGACGCTGGCCTGTCAAGTACGCGAGGTCCATCGTCACCCGCAGATCGTCCGACGCTTTCTCGTAGAGCGCCTTCCACACCTCGTCCGTGACGTACACATCGCGCGGCTGCTCCTTGTTCTTCTTCACCCCGCGACAGGGGTTTTCCATGCTGGTGATGCCCCACTCCCTGGCCATGTTGTAGGCGAAGGAAAGCAGGGTGATCTCCCTATTCGCTCGAACCTTGGCCGTCCTGGCGTCTCGGTACTGAGCGATGGTGCTCGGCGTAATGTCCTCTACCGGGGCTTCGTCAAAGGCGCCCAGCAGTTGGCGGATCATCTTCGAATACTCTTTCTGGGTCTTCGGCGCCTTCGTCGGAACCACGTCCCGCTCGAACCTGCGCAACAGGTCGCCGACGGTCCGAGTGGTTGGCGGCACGGCCTTTCTCTCCAGCTTCGCCCACTTCTCCCGAGCCTCATCCAAGTCCGTGCCCAGCGGGATCTCCCTGCGCCTCCCCTCAGCATCCCGCCCGTCGTAGTAGTAGCCGACCCAGACCTTTCCTGACTTCATTGTCCGGGTACGCTTGATCATGCGAGGCGGAAGGCCCCGGTTCTTGTTGCTCCGCGGTCTCATCATCTAACCCTGGACAGGTCCAGGCTCCACTTCTCGGTTGCTTCCATCGTCGGCTTCACGCCGGCCAGCTTCAGGCGGGCATATACGCGCCCAACTATCGGGCGGTTCGCCGCGGTCACGGCGTACTTCCAGCCGTACCTATTCAGCCACTCGATCTGCTTGCTCGGGTACTCGCGCCCAGTCAGCTCGGCGACTTCCTCTTCGGACAGGAACTCGGATACGGGGCTAATCGAGCTTCCCATTCCCTATCTCCTCTTCGTTGCGCGCTACGGCCAGGCGTTGCGGTGCTTCGTGCCGCCTGCGGGCAACCAACTCACCGTCAACCACCTCGGCCGGTTCTTCCAGGCACACCTTCTCCAGGGCCTTGAGCGCAGATCGGATGTACTTCGGTATGGCTACTGATTTCTGGTAGTGCTCGAGCAGCCGCTGCTTGCCGTCCTCCGTCACGCATTGGAAGTGGACGAGAGCCTCTTTGGCGGCGGTGACGATTTCCTCGGGCTCTGCTCCTACCTCGCAACGAATCCAACCGATCAGGCGGCGCAGGTGGTTCATCTCGGCCCGGGTCAGCCGGCGCGCGGTCATCTGTCTACTCACCAGTCACCTCCGGCTTTCGCTCGACCGTGCGGATCGATCCGTCCTGGCTGTGGACGGTGAGTGCGGGCCGCCGAATCTGCACAGTGCCGTTCGGCGCCATTTCCTGACGCGGGACTCCGTAAAAGGGCCCGCCCGGGGCGAACGGATCGGGGATTGCCGACGGATTCTCAAGCAGGAACTTCTGGAACAGGTTCTGGACCGCTGCGGTAAGGGGCCCCGCGTTCCCTCGGTTGGAGCGGCCACTCTTGTGGTCTGCGCTGTCCTCGAACTCCCCACCAATCCAGAGCAGGCCGCCAACGATTCCGGCGTCGCCCGCGCAGACCTCGGCAGCCTCGGCACGGTGGGCATGATTCACCCCCAGGAGGTCGCACAGATCGTCGAACGACAGGGCCTGCTCGATCATGGCTGAGTTTCCGATAAGCCAGGCACCGCTCTCCTCCATGGCTTGTCTCGCAGCTCTGGTGCGATCCAGATATGCCGCTCGCTCGCGCTCAAGCGCCTGCTCGGTGAACGGCATGCCCTTGAGGAGCCTCCGACACATCTGGCGATACTCGGCGAAGCTGGTGTTGCGATCGGCGCACACCGCGCGGACGAACATCCGGAGGGCCGCCAAACGGACGCGCAGGTTACGGCGACTGTCGGCGTAGATATCGATCAGCCTGTGCAACGTTGCGCCCTTCATGACCGGCTCTCCTTGTTCGTGTCGCAGATCCGCAGGTCGACGCCGCAGGCCTGGACCAGTTCGGTCAACTCGCCGAGCTTGGTGTTGGGGTTCTGCATCGCCTGGCCCAGGCGGACCAACTGCTGGCCGAGGGTGGCGAGCGGGGTAGGGCGATACCCTGGTGGTGGTGGAATATCGGAGCCTCTCATCACTGGCATACCTCCCAGATGAACAGGGTCTTGAACGGCTGGAGTGCGGCGCCGGCGGCAACAGTGGCCAGGCCAAACAGCGCGACGAGTGCGATGGCGGCCAGAGCCTTGCGCATGGTCATCGCTCACCTCCAGGCGCTGGGGCTGCGGCAAGGAGTCCGCGATAGACACATGCCAGGAAGTCGCGAACCGCACCCCGATCCGGGAAGTAGTACTCGGTATCCTCAACGAGATAGCCGTCCATTCCGTCCTCGCTGTCGCGGCGCGCGTCCAGCATTTCCGGGGTCGGCTCAAGCGGTACCAGCTTCCACCCCGACGGCACGTTGTGCTGACCCAGGGCGGTCTTCAGTTGATCCTCCAAGCGCTTGGCATAGCCGCGAATGCCTTGCACGGTCCAGCCACCATCGATGGCGTCTTGCGGCAGCCCTTCGCAGATGCGTTCGAACTGGCGCAGGAGCTCGACTTCGGCCAGGGCAGCATCTCGCTCTTTTTCGCAGCGCCCCCAGCCGTTCGTTGCGCTACCGAGCTTGAAGATCAGCTCGGTATTGCGCTCTCGCTGAGATTGAAGCTCCGCCTTCAGCGCCCCGACCTCGGCCAGGGCGACGTCGTGTTCTTCCAGCAGCTTTGCGCGCTCGGCGATGTACGCCATGACATCGGAACGAGATCTCCCGGCGGCTTCTTGCCAGTCTGCGACTTCCGCCTGCAGGCGCCTCAGCTCATTGACCACCACCTCGACGGCTTCAATCACTGGCACGCCGACATAGCCGTCCTCGATTTCCGCGCGATCAAGCCAGCGCACCAGAGTTTGGAGGCTTTCGGCCAGTTTGCTGTCGCCCGATCCCGGCGCGGGGTGGGGTCGCTCGCCGGCATTACCCGGTCCGGAAACAGGTTCACCGCCAGGATTGCCAGGCTCCGAACTCGCTCCAGCGCCACTCAATGCCGCCAGTGCGATCTGTCGCATGTTCGCCGCCGGCATGTTGTCCTGCTCGGGACAGGGGAACTCGGCGATGGTGCGGAGCGCCAGGTGTGCGTCCCCGTCAGCAAAGTGCGAGATAACCGCGCCTGCGCGCCCGATTGCTATGGGCATTCCATTCCGCAGGTATGGGCGTACCGAGTCGATATGCATGCCCATGCCTGAGCGGAGAACGATGGTGATGGGGCTCATGATCAGCGGCCTCCGACGGCGGTGGTCAACGCATCGAGGAGCGCCTGCTTTCGGCGCTGGCCATGCAGGTACTCGCGCAGGGCAACGACGATCAAGGAGTTCATGCTGCGCGAGTCTCGCTTGGCTTCGGCTTCCACCTCGGCCCTCAGTCCGTCCGGCAGTCGGACAACGAACTTGTCCATATCCCGGCTGGTGCTGGCCGACAGTTCGGTTACAACGGTTGCTCGTTTCATAGTTTCTCCAGGGCGAGCAAGGGCCCGCCGACATTTGTGGCTTTGCCAAAGTCGGGTGGGTTATGGGGAGGCTGTTACTGCAAGGTCTCGCCGTGCAGGCATTGCAACAGCGCTTCGAACCTGTCGACGTACAGGTGCACGGCGACCTCGCGCTGGTTGTTCGGGTTGGAGAGGTTCTTGCCGAAGGCCAGCCCTTTCTCAGTCAGCGCCCAGAACTCCCTCGTGCCGTTGCCCTTGCTGCTTGGGCGGCTTAGGCGCTCAACCAGCCCAGCCGCCTCCATGAGCTTGTAGACCTGGCGCGCGGATGCCTGGACTTCATGTGAGCGCAGCAGGTCGGAGAGGGCTGCGGTTACGTGGCTGGTGCCGTCCTGGTCAGGGCTATCCACCGTGTAGGCCGGGAGCAGATCGGCATGACCGACCTTCGCGCCGAGCCGCTGGTACATGCCGAGCGTTGCCGAGGGTGCGAGGTTCAGCGTGCGGCTCATCGACTCGATGATCTGGCATGCATCGGTGGTGAGGGCTGGCGCTTGCTGATGGCCGATGGAGTAGCTGCCGGTGCGGCGGATGCTGGGCAGCACATCGTGGGTCACCCAGCGCTTGAACGGCTTGGCCTCGGGCTTGTTGCTGCCGATGATGGACGAGTACAGCCCGGACTCGTTAATGGTGGTTACACCACGACCACCCGAGGCAGTACCCAAACCGGCGATTTGCCGGTTTGACTTTTCGTCCTCATCCAGACGCTTGGTCATCTCATAAGCGTCGGAATAGCCCAGGATCTCGGCTACCTCCATCGCGATGAACCAAGGCTCGCCGTTCTCGTCGACGAGCACCTGGAGGCGCTTGCTGTTGAAGTCGTATGGAATCAGGTTCATTTCGTTCTCCTTACTCTCGGTCGCGCATGCCAGGGGCCGTACGCGTGATCACGTCGAAGATCGATACGCCGGGCTGGCGCGGGTATGGCGTGGTGCTTGGTTGCTCCGGGTTGGCCTCCTGCCGCTCGTGCGCCTTGGCCCGCTCGAGCTCACTCTCGAGTAGATCGCGGACCACCTTCATCACGACAGGGGCGTCAACGGCGCTGACGTGAAGCTCGCCATAGCTGGTCGCGATGGTGAAGCCGCGAGCCATGTCGGGAACCTGCTTGGCTAGGGCGTATTCGATTTCGAGCTTGTCCATGACGATCTCCTTATGCGGTCAGCCAGGTTTCAGCCCGGCGCGCAGCCACTCGAAACTCAATCCGACGCTCCCCACCCCGACGGCTGCGCATCATGTGGTCGTCGTTGAGCAGTGGCTGACCGGCGACGAGGAAGGCGAGGGCGATCACGGCGGGCGAGATAAGCCCGCGGCGCATGGCTTCAGCCACCAGGGCGGCACGGCGGGTGACGCCGAGTTTGGTGGTCGCTGCCAGAACGCGCTTACCCACCGTGCCCGGCTGCATGCCCAGGTCGCGGGCTAGCTCCTTGCTGGTGCGACCCGCAGCGATGCCCAAGACGCACTGAAGCTCACGCAGGGACAGGCCCTTGCCGAGGAAGCCGGTGAAACCGTGTGCGGTGATGCTGGCGGTGGTCATGCAGTCTCTCCATGTTGACCGGATCGATGGCTTGCGGTCTGTTGCTGTGCGTTTCCTAGGCGATTATTAGGTTTGCCTTTTTTGCTGTCAATAGGATTGCCTAATAATTGCGAGCAGCCATAAGAAAGCCCGCACTAGGCGGGCTTAAGAACTGGTGGGTCAGCGGCTGGAGGGTGCCACGAGATCTTCTAGAAGGCGTAGACCAGGCGACTCGGATGATTCTTATGACTGGGTGTCATAGGAGATGGCGGTCGCCTTTAGCGCTTCAGCGTGAGCGAAAATGTCATCCAAGGACTCAATAGGGTGACGGGTTTCGTTTTTTTCGGAATCGAAAGTTCCGATGTACTTTTGTGATCTGTTGAAGTGAAGACGAGCGATGGGCTTACGGTTGTTGTCATCCAATAGGATACCGAAGTAGCTCTGAGTGTCGCGGGCAGCGATGCGCTTTACGTCAACCACGGATCGAACAATGGCTTTGACTATAGTGTAGCCTTCGATCTCTTCGGCCGTTGTCACCACCCGGTCCTTTTCCTCTTCTTCACCGTGAGAAGATGGTGTCGACTGTTCTGCTTGCGGCTGAGCCACGAGGACGGGTTGTGAGTTTCCGGTAATTGCGGATTTGAGGCGCTCATTTATTTGATCGCTTAAGAATTGCGAGGCTGCCTTTCTAGTAAGCTGGGTGAACTGATCGCGCACCTTCTGAGTAATGATCCCTTCGTACACTCGAGAGGCGAACAGTCGAACAAAGTCCTCATCTGGCTGGCTGAACTGAGAGGCTAGTGCGCGCTTGATTTGCCCAACGTACTTTAGTTCGCCAGCAGCGTTGATGATTGACTCAACGTCAAATGCTGATTTCGTAAGTTTCTGGAGCTCCGGAATAGCATGGTCGTCTATATCCAGAAGGTCTAGCTCAAGGAATGGCTTCTCATCCATCTTGTTAGGTGCATCCAGGTCAGTGAAGAACTTGTAGACCTGGCCATTTGTCAGAATGGATATTCTAGCATTTGTAACGTGGAAGTAACGAAATAGTTGGCTGGCATGATTAATATTTAAGGGTTCGCCGACCTTCTTGCTCTCTATGAGTATCTGGATCTCTCCCTCCTTGAGAATTGCATAGTCGACCTTCTCTCCCTTCTTAGTTCCTATATCCGAAGTGAACTCCGGAACAACCTCCAAAGGGTTGAAAACATCGTATCCCAAGACTGACTGTATGAAGGGCATGACAAATGCAGTCTTTGTTGCCTCTTCAGTCTGGATGGCAGATTTCTGCTGGCGAATCTTGGCGGCCAGGCTGGCCAGTTTCTCTTCGAACTCCATGACTCCCTCCCCGGGGTCCCTTTAAAACAACTGATGGCCAGGTATCTGGCCGCCCTTCCTAAAAGTTGTCAGCCCACCAAATGGTCTTCCCTACAAGACGCCAGCGGGAAGCTTGTAGTCAATCACGCGGCCAATGATTCGAACCGTGTCGCTTACCTCAAGGGTGCGATATATTGGATTAAGAGGTTTTAGATATTCGAACCCTGCATCCCTCACATATTGCTTCACAGTTGTATCGCGCTTTTTCCCCGGCTCGTAGCAAACTGCTACGTAGTATTTTCCACTGATCAGGTCGAATCCTTCTGGCTGTACTAGTATTCGACTTCCTTGGGGGAATAGCGGCGTCATTGAGTCGCCATTAACTACCAGCCAATATCCATGGGGTCCGGCCTTTTCCTCTGACTCCAACCAATCATCTGCATCGCCTGGCTGAAAATTGTCCGGACTTTCTGCCCAGTCGCCAGCCCTGACCCAACTGATCACTGGATATTTATTCCTCTTTCTTGGAGGCGTAGCCACCGAGATCACGTTGGCGTGCTCGTTCAGCGAGCCACCCGCTTGCTCAGGACTGTCCCTGCTTATAGCTCCATGCTCTCGCATGGGGCCTTTTCCAGTTGCAAGCCACAGCGGGCTAACTTTCAGAAACGCTGCAGCATTGAGGAGATTCTCCCCTTCGATGCTTTTTGTCTTTCCGGAGATCCAGTCATTTACTGAGGGCGCTGTGATATGGCAAGCGCGTGCAAGAGCCGCTTGCGTAACCCTCGGTGGGCCTGCCATCGCACGTTTAAGTCGTTCTTGAAGTGTCTGCATTAGGGGAGCCTATCACTAGGTTTATAAGGTATTCCTATTGACCGTATTGGAAGGAGTGCCTAATATCCGGGCGTCGGACTAGCAGAGATACCCCAATGACACCCAGCGAGATCATTGATGCCCTCGGCGGGACAACCCGTGTGGCAGAGCTGTGCGAGGTGAGGCCTCCGTCGGTAAGCGACTGGCGAAAGCACGGCATCCCCCGCGCTCGACTGATGTTCCTTCGAATCGCTAAACCTGAAGTGTTCGCAAAACTGGAGGCCAAGGTAAAAGGCCAAGAAAGGCAGGTCGGCAGCAGAGTTGCCTGATCTGGCCAATCAACTGGCACCTGACAGGGAGGAAGCTATTCATGTTCAAGACATACCTCGACGCTACTTATTGCAGCGCTCCGACTGTGAACGCTCATCGGGCAATAGGGGGGCTCGATCGGGCCACAAGCTCCGCCGACCTTGAACCCATTCTGCCGTCCGGTTCCCACATCCGGCAGTGCGCTGATGCTGCTGTGCAGGCATCCAGTGCCGAGGTGGCACCGTGACTTTCCTTTCGAAGATGGCTCGCTTCCTCGGGCTGGATGTTCAGCGTGATCTGAGCGTTGACCTTGGAATGAATTTGCTGCTGGCGGATGACCTGGAGCGGAATGCTCAGATCATGTTGCAGCAGGCTACCGAGCTCCGCCGTGCCATCCGGCCTTCGATCGTTCTTGAGCTTCGCGAGGATGGCCTCGTCGTCATTTCTGGCTGGATGGGCGGAAGGCACGATTCGACCTACCGCCCGATGCCACTTGATGAAGCGATTGGGGAGATCAGTTCTCTGGCCCAGGAGCTTCAACAACAACCTCACCTTTCGAGTTCCGATGAACATGCTCGCTGAACTCGATATTCACCATCGTCTGGCCTCGCCACTTGACGCGGTAGAAGGTCAGGCCGCTGAAGCCTACGCGGGTGTCTTTGGGCAGCGCGTTAAGCGTGTCTAGGAGGGACTGTAAATCGATGGTCGGGATTCTTTCTTCAGCAGCATCAGTCATGCCAGGCCTCCGTGGCCGTTCTGTGTGGAATCAAAACGATAGCACGGAGTGTCCTGGCGCCACTTTGCGGCCTGGCTGACTTTTCGCAGGGCCACAAAAAACCCCACCTGGTCGGGTGGGGTTCAGTTGGTAGTCGTTCGCAGCGACTGCCTGAATATCAATTTGCCTTGAAGAGGGCGAAATCATCATGCAACAGAAAACCCAAAACGCGCAACCCCCGCGCTCTGCTCATCAACTCGCATCAGACCTGCTGGATGGCCTCGAAGCCGCTGTTGAGACCGTCAAGGGGCTGCGCGCCATCCTTGCACTGGTCCGTAGAGATGAGCAGTGCAGCAGTTACCTCAAGGATATCTGCACGATAGGACTCGGTCAGGCCGAGTTCGTTGGTGGGAACCTTGAGGATGATATGAAACAGGCCGACGCAGAATTGTTCGAACTGGAACGTGTCGCGACCCAATCCGGAAATGCTGAAAACGTGTCGCAACACGAAGGAGGTGCAGCATGAGCGCGATCAAGCTCGGGCTGTCTGCACTGAATGGACCGGTATCTCAGCTTCCGCCGCGAAGATTCGCAGCGATTAACCCGACCACGACGGTCGAAGAGGCGTTGAGCGAGGCCATCGCGCTGACGCTAAGTGTTTCTAGCATTCTCGGAGCACTGACCACCTCCGACGAAGAGCACGCGTGCTTGTATGCCTTGGAGATTGCTGCAGAGATGGCTGGCGATTTGGTTGACGCCGCGCTCGACTCCCTGCGTGAGGAGGGCCGGCAATGAACCTCGCAAACCTGATCAGTAAGCAGTGTTCCCGCGACCCGTCTGAGGTACTCACGGACGAGCAGGCGATGTCTCTTTGGGGGGAGCGTGAAGTAGCCCGGCAGGCTGCTCAGAACATGGCGCTTGGTGTCGCCGCTGTTGGGAACCTGCTGGCGAACGTTGGCGCTGAAGGCGAAGTAGGCCAGGAAACCTCAGAGCGTCTCGGCTGGTTTCTGGAGGAGATCGGGGGGGGCATCTTCCAGTTGGTGGAGCTCGAACAGGTCCTCTCGGATCGCATCAACCGGCAGAAGGAGCGGAAGCAATGAGCGCCTCAATCACCATGCTCCGCCAGGGTATTCGGGCAGAGCGCGACCTGACCTCGCACCTCTGGACGATCCTCAACGAAATGCGGCTACAAAGGCAACTCCCCGAGTGGGCCGAGCGCGCCATCGATGGCACTTCGCAGCAGGCGGACGAGATCAGCGCACATCGCAAGCAGGTCGACACGGTCCTGTTCGAGTTGGTCCCTGGGCTCCGCGAGGATGTCGAAAGGACTGATCGCGAGAGCTACCTCGAATGGAAAGCCCGTGAGCGCGAGGTGAAGGATGCGCTGGGAGGTGATCATGTCTGATCTCTCGAAGGCACAGGCCTCTCGTCCTCCGCTTCCTGTCGACGGGGAGGTGATGGAGCGGGTCGAGCTCAGTCGTAATGAGTTCGATCTATTCAACCACGCTCGGAGCGATATGACGCAACTTCGGGCTCTGCTGATGGACTCGGTCGTTCCTGCCCTAGGTGGTAGAGGGCACCCCGTTGTGACGGAGATTCATGACCTGATCGAGCGGATCATCTTGTGCACCGGGAATTTTCTCTACCGCTACAACCAGCAGATCGGCGCCGCCTATCGGGAGCGTGACCTGTGAACCCTGGCAGCTTCGATACCGGCGACACGTTTCAGCGTGCGTCTTCAGGCGATGGAATTCTGTTCTGGTTCATCTCCACACCGGCCGTTCAGAAGGGTGGGATTGCGATAGCCCAGATGGTCGCCCCGTTCTCGACCGAGGAAGAGGCCCAGCGCGGCGCCGATCTGCTGAACGACCGCTACCCCGGCAACCGTTGCTGGGTAGGCCGCGGCGAGTACGCGCCGGAATACGCCACCCCTGATCGTTTGGACCACGACGCCAAGCGAGCACGCGCCGACCTCGCCGGGCTTCTGTCTGGCATTACCGGGAGGAGCGGCCATGACTGAGCTCGATATCAAGAAGTCTTTGCGCTCGAGGAGAGGGCTGGTCCCGGACACTCCGTCAAGGCTGTGCGGGACGTTTAGCTACGGCTTGCACTACCACGGCCCGCAGCAGGTTCTGGACGATTTTCTTGGTCGGGTAGAGCGCGAGCAAGATCACGCCAAGCGATTAATGCAGGCACAGCGCACGATCGGCGCGCTGATGGCGTTGTCGGCGGCGAAGGTCAGTCCGGCTTGCGCCTGGTACACACACCGCGAGGTGTTCCGACGCCTCGCTGACCTTACCGGCGAAACGGAAAACGCACTGGTGCAGATGGCGGGAGTAGAACGATGAACCTGACTACCATCGGCGGCCAGGCCGCCACCATGACCAGCCGCGAGATCGCGGATCTTGTTGGGTCGCGTCACGACAATGTACGCGTGACCATTGAGCGGCTGGCCGAGCGTGGGGTGATTGCTTTACCTGCAATGCAGGAAAAGCCCACCGCTGGCCGCCCCACTCAGGAGTATGTCTTCACCGGCGACCAGGGCAAGCGCGACAGCATCATCGTCGTCGCCCAGCTCTGCCCGGAGTTCACCGCGCGGCTGGTGGATCGCTGGCAGGAACTGGAACAGCAGGCTTCCCGGCCACTGACCGCCGCCGAGCAACTACTGGCCAGCGTGCAACTCACCGTCGATCTGGAGCGGCGGCAGCGGCTGACCGAGCAGCAGGTGGCAGCGCTGACCGAAACCGTCGGCGACATGGACCGATCGCACCCGCTGCTCGACTCGATCCCCAACGGCATGGAGAGCATCACCGCTATCCGGCAGCGGGTAGGGAAGCAGTACGGCCTTCCGCCCAGGGTGATCGACGCGGTGGTGCGCGACATGCCGCACAGCCCGCGCCCCTTCGCCATGGTGCGCAGCAAGCACGAGGAACTGAACGCGCGCCCCTACGCGGTCTGGGCAAAGGCCGAGATCAGCAGGGTGTTCGAGCGCTTCGCGCGCGGCTGCACCTTCGTGACCCAACACCGAGCCACGCACCCGGACTTCGGCGCCGGCCGGGAGCGCTTCCAGATGCGCGGCACCCCTTCGCAGGAGATCGGCGAATGACCACACAACCGAAACCGGGCCGGATCACCACTGGCCCCAACGGCCACCCGGTGATCGCCGGACCCTGGCCGTCCTACCGTCAATTCCGCGACCTGCCCGAGCGTGAGCGTTGGGTGCTCTACGGCCACGCCAAGGCATGCCGCGGTGCGCTTGAAGATCAAGGGTTCCTCATGGCCGAGGGATACCACGACTTCGTGAAGCGCGTCACCGAGGAACTGGACATATGAAGCTCAGAGCAACGCTGAAAACTGAAGTGGGCCTCGAGGGAGATGGGGTCTTCATTGTTCAAGAGGACAGTCATGGCGAGCAGCAATACGTCGAATTGTCCGCCGGCCAGGCAATGCTCGTAGGAGCGGAGCTCCTGCGCCTTGCTCGTGAGCTTGAAGGGAGCAGCGATGTCGTTTCCTGATCCGATGACTCCGGCCGACTGTGACCTGCGGGATTTCCAGTTCATGCCGCTCGACATTGCCCGCCTCTTCGGTTCGGAGTTTCACGCGCGGGCCTCGGATGGAGAGTGGAGGGCAGGGCTTACCTTGTGGCTCAAGTCTTACCACCAGGTGCCGGCGGGCAGTTTGCCTGATGATGATGTTGCCCTGGCCCGCCTGGCTGAATACGGGCGCGACCTGAAGTCCTGGCGAGCGGTGAAGGATGGTGCGCTACATGGATGGGTCAAGTGCTCTGATGGCCGGCTCTACCATCCCGTGGTCGCGGAGAAGGCGCTGGAGGGCTGGCTGCAGAAGTTGCATGCCAGGCTGCGCGGCGGCAAGGGGAATGCCAAGCGGTGGAAACTGCCGTTCGACGCCAAGGTGCTGGAGGACAAGATAAGCGAGGCGGCCCGTCTGCTGCGCGAGCTTAACCCGTCTTCCACCATCGATCATTCTCCGATCCCTGATGCACAGAAAGAGGAATGCACGGCGAGTCCTTCAAGCATCCCCGAAGTATCGAGCGAGCAATCCACTGAGGATCGCAAGGGACAGGGACAGGGACAGGGACAGAGAAAAGATCAAGAGCTGGCGCCGCAGGAGCAGCGCCCAACACCAGAGTCCGAGCAGCCCCCTCCAGCCGTCAGGCCTAAGCGAGGCTCCCGCTTGCCGGAGGACTGGACCCTGCCGGATGACTGGTTGGCTTGGGCGTTGGCCGAGCGTCCTGAGTTCGGTGAGGCCGGTCTGCGCAAGGTCGGTGAGAGCTTCGGTGATCACTGGCGATCCGCAACCGGGAAGAACGCGACGAAGCTCGACTGGTTCGCGGCCTGGCGCAACTGGGTGCGAAACCAGCGGCCTCCGTTCGGCGCGCAGCGCGCTGGACCTCCTCCTGCTTCGCCTCATCTGGGCCTCGACCAGACCAACCACGAAGAGGGCCTGGAGCGCCAGGCCGACGGCACCTACCGAATTGCGAGACCATGACCATGACCAAAAACCAAGTGAAAACCAGGGACGAGACCTGCCCCGTTCACGGCGGCTTCGAGAGCAAGCAGCAGGAGCAGTTCGACGGCGGGTTCGTCTGGACTGGATGCGGGCGCTGCGAGTTCGAAGCTCGCCAATCATCCGACCCGGAGGTTCGCTCCAAGGCTCAGGCTGCGCGTGATGCCCGGATGGTCAACGCCGCGTTGCTGGAGAGCCAGATACCGCCGCGCTTCCGACTGGCGACCCTGGATAACTACCGCACCGACTTCGCACCGGACCAGCAGTCGCCAGTCCTGGCTCGCTGCAAGGCTTACGCAGATGACTTCGCCTCGAACTGGAAGGTTGGTCGCTCGCTGATGCTGCTGGGCACCATGGGAACCGGGAAGACACACCTTGCCTGCGCGATCATCCAGCAGGTGCTCCGCACCGAAGGTCTGGCTGGCGCGACGGCGCGCTACATCACCGCACCCGACCTGATCCTGGGCGTGAAGGACACGTTTGGGCGGAAGGGTAAGAGCGAGTCCGAGGTCTACGAGAGCCTGCACGCTCCGGACCTGTTGGTGATCGACGAGGTAGGTGCCCAGCACGGCACCGACTTCGAGCGCCAGGTGCTGTTCCAGGTTGTCAATGGTCGCTACGAGCGCCTGCTTCCGACCATCCTGATCAGCAACCTGAGCCTGGTAGATATCCGGCGATTCATCGGGGATCGCGTGATTGATCGGCTCTGCGACGCCAACGGCGAGGTGGTGCTGCTGCGCTGGAAATCCGTGCGAGGTTCGGTATGACCGGGTACCTCGAGATGCACGATATCCCGGTGATGGGCTACGAGGTGCCAGAGTCGAAGCTCTACAGCCACGAAGCCGAGTATGCGGTGATCGGCGCGATGATCCAGAAGGGCGATCTGATTGAGGACATGGGCGCCAAGCTGGAGGTTTCGGACTTCCACCACCCCGCCTGCGCGGAACTGTTCGAGTTGCTGCTGGCTTGCCAGGCGAAAGGTATCGCGGTCGACATCGTGACCCTCTATGAGGCGCGGGCTCAACTGGCGGACGGGCAGAGCACCCTGCAGGTCGCCGCCCACCTGGTGAAGAACACCCCAAGCACCGCGAACGCCGATGAGTACGCCCGGATCATCAAGCAGCGGTCGGTGGCGCGCCGGGTGATCGCCGCGGCCGAGGTCATGAGCCAGCGTCTGCAGGATGGTGAACCGTTGGACGAGGTTCTGAGTCAGGGCCAGCAGGCATGGGTTGCCCTCGAGGCCGAGGGGCTCGACTCCCGGCGCCGGTACCGCTTCATCGGCGAGGTGTTGCCCGAAGCCATTGACGGCATCGACAGGCGATTCAACCGTGAGGTGAAACTGGGGTACGACACCGGCCTGCCCTCGTTGGACGCCTTCATTCCGGGCATCTGTCCCGGCCACATGGTGGTTGTGGCCGGCGAGCCGGGCAGCGGCAAGACCACGCTTGGCCTTGGGTTCGCCGAGCGGGTGGCGCTGGCGTGCAACGAGCCGGCGCTGGTGTTCAGCCTGGAGATGACCGATGTCGAGTTGGCCAACCGCGTGCTGTCATCGGTGGGCAGCGTTCCGCTCAAGCACATTGCCGAAGGCCACTCCATGGCCGATTCCGATTGGCCGGGCCTGACTGGTGCGGTGAACAAGCTCAACCATGCCCCGCTGATCCTCTGCGACGACGCCTCGCTGACACTCCGGGACATCCGCCAGATCTGCCGGACGGTGAAGCGCGAGCACGGCCTGGGGATGGTTGCCGTCGACTACATCGGTCTGATCAAGGGCGAGCAGCGTAACGCGAGCCGCTACGACGTGGTGACCGAGATCAGTAAGGGCCTGAAGCGCCTGGCCAAGGAGCTCGGCGTACCCGTGGTGGTGCTGGCGCAGCTCAACCGTGGGCCGAAGGCGCGGGGCAACAAGCGCCCGACCAAGAGCGACCTGCGCGACTCCGGGCAGATCGAGGCCGATGCCGATGTGGTTGTGCTGGTCCACCGGGATCAGGAAAGCGACGCCGGCAAGGCCGGCATTACCGAGCTGATCGTCGACAAGAACCGACATGGGCAGGTTGGCGTGGCGCACGTTCAGCACCAGGGTCAGTACCACCGTTTCGTGGAGATTATCGGCGGCTATCAGCCCAGCGATGAAGAAGTCGAGATGGCCAGACCCTACAAGGGCCGGCAGTACGGTAAGGGGAGAGCGGCATGAGCAACGTACAACCGATCGCACCTCGGAAGGCCATGACCAGGCTAGAGCGCGAGTTCCTCAAGCTGGCGGGCCGGGAACTGGCGCAGGTCAAGGTCGGTGGTGCTGCGGCACTGTCCGCCCTCTTGCAGATGGTCGCCAACTGGCACGGCGACCGCGGCACGCTGGGCTTTCACGACTACGGCCGGCTCTGGCTGCAGGACGGCAACGCAAAGGGCGCGGCGGTGGAAACGCTGCTGCGTGATCTGTTCGGCCTGAACGGTCCGGGGGCGGCATGAGCAGAACTCGAACCTACGTGGACAAGCTGCTGGGCGATACCGAGTACCTCCTCGAGCAGTGGGGGTGGTGGCGAATGGATGGAATGGGGGTTCCCGGATATGTGTCGCCGGCAGCCGCTATCATGAGCCAAGCCATGCCAATGTCGAGCCCCAAGGCCTACCACGTCACTGATGATATGGCCTTGGCCGTCGACCGGGTCATTGCTCGACTCATCGACAGGGCGCCGCAGGCCGGCGACTTCGTGTGGCTCTACTACGGCGCGAAGTGGCCGGCCCTGCGCATCGCGCGTGAACACCAGATCGGCGAGGCCAAGGTGAGGGAGACTCTGAAGTTGGCGGTGGGATGGGTCGATAGCGCTCTGGAGCGGTTCCGCGAGAGCGCTTGAAGAAATAGTTTTACGCGCGGAATGAGGGGTGTTTTCATACCAGCGTGAATTGCTGTGAACGCAGCGTGACGCACTCGAAACCCGGCCCTGGCGCCGGGTTTTTTATTGCGCTGCCGAGCCTGGCGCGGCATCATCAGGCCCCCGCCGATGCCGTGGTTTCCACCTGGGCTATTCCTCGACAGAGGCGGATGGCCCGGAAGATCCCCTCTCCCGGGCCTTTTAGTTTCCGAAGGTCGAAACTCGGTAGACGACAGTCTCACCTGCCACATCGGGCTGTAAGCAAAGTGACGGGTTACCGACCCACAAGGCCTTCACCCTTTGCGATAATGACTACCTTGAAGCCGAGAGGTGGTCCAATGAGAAGTCCAGATATCAAGGTCGTAAAGCTTGAGGGTGACGCGCTGCCCTGGTCCATACGCGATGCCGGCCATGAGGCCTGTTTCGTGGTTATGCATGGCCTGACGCTACGGAGCGATTTCTTGTTCTCCGAGCAGGAGGCTGAGGCAGTGGCCGACGCGGTGCACCTAGAGATCATCGAAGAGATGAGGTCGATGCTGGAGTCTGTCCGAGGACGATAACCAATCAATGCAGGTGGAGCGCAGGATGCGCACGGGGTAGTGGCCCCTATCCACCCGCACCTATTTCAGAGCCCAGCCTTCGTGCTGGGCTTTTTCATTTCCGCCGCAAGGCAACCCAACACGCAGCTAGGCCCGTACAGCCGAAAGGCGGATGTCCGCTCATCCGTCCGCCCCGCTGCGCTCCTTTTTCCAGGTGAGTGGAGTGGATCAGATGAGTGAAATTGATCTTGATGAGGCCAGCCTGCGTGACCTGGTAATGGTCAATGACGGCCAGGTCGTAACGACATCGCTGAAGGTGGCCGAACGCTTCGGAAAGCGGCACGACAACGTCCTTCGGGCTATCGACAACTTGGATTGCTCGGCTGGTTTCCGTCTCCTCAATTTTGAGGAGACGGTCATGTGGCGGGAAAATCCGAGCGGCGGAGAACCGATCAAGAGTCGAAGCTTCGACATGACCAAGGACGGCTTCATGTTCCTTGTGATGGGCTTTAGGGGTAAAGCCGCAGCTGCCTGGAAAGAAGCTTTCATCCATGCCTTCAACTGGATGGCCGAGCAGTTGTTCAAACGCTCAATGGACTTCAACACCATGCGCAACGAGCTGATGGCGGAGTACCGACAGGAGCGAGGGATTGCCAGCCTGGCCGGCAAGACCCTGCGTCGATGGCAGATCAAGGCACCCGTCATCGAACAGAAGATCATCGAGGTCGAGCGCGAAGGGCAGTTGCAGCTGTTTCACGCCTGATCCGCCCGGAACCCACCCGACGAACGAAAGCCCGCCATTGAGCGGGCTTCGTCGTTTTAGAACCCCTGCGAGGGGCAGAGACTATGAAAATGCCAGAACGCCCTGAGACCTGGGCTGCGCTGCTTGCGTGGCTGTCTGCGCACTATCCGCAGTTGTACGCCGCCGGCCTGTCCTTTGTGGTCGCGCTGACCCGGGTGATCTACGGCGGTGGAACGCGGCGCCAGGCGCTGCTCGAGGCAACGCTCTGCACCTTGATTACCTTGGGCCTGATTCCTGTCCTTGAGTGGTTTGGCCTGCCGCAGAACATGGCTACTGCTGCAGGGGTGTTCACCGGTTTCCTGGGTGTGAAGAAGATCGCCGAGTTCGCTGATCGGATCGCCGACTGGAAGTTTCCGCGCCGGGGGACTGGCGAATGAAAATCACTGCCGATCAACTCGACCGTGCTACCGGCTGCGGTGCTGCTACTGCCGACATCTGGATTGACCACATCAACGGCGCCATGGCTCGGTTCGAGATCAACACGCCCGAGCGCGTGGCGATGTTCCTGGCCCAAGTCGGGCACGAAAGCCAGAGCCTCAAGCGTCTGGTCGAGAACTTGAACCACTCCGCAGAAGGCCTGCTCAAGACGTGGCCGAAGCGGTTCACGCCGGCAGAGGCGAAGCAGTACGCACGCCAGCCTGAGCGCATCGCGAACCGCGTCTACGCAAACCGGATGGGCAACGGGTCGCCAGACTCGGGCGATGGGTATCGATACCGTGGCCGCGGCCTGATCATGATCACCGGACACGACAACTACGCCGAAGCTGCACGCGCCCTGGCGCTGCCACTGGTAGCGCAACCGGAACTGCTGGAGCAACGGACCTGGGCAGCCATCGCCGCGGCATGGTGGTGGAAGTCGCGGGGTTTAAACGACCTAGCTGACCAAGGCCGATTCGAGCGGATCACTCTGAAGATCAACGGCGGCTACAACGGTGCTGAGGATCGAGTGGCGCGTCTCGAATGGGCGCGCGCAGCGCTGGCGGGTGCGTGATGAGGTGGTCTCCGTGGTTGGTGGTGGCGTTGGTGGCTGCTCTGGTGTTCTGGCGCCTCGATCACGTAACCGCCCAGCGTGATGACCTGCAGGCCGCCGTCGAGCAATCCGCTGAGACGATCACCACTATGGCCCAGCAGGCCCAGCGCGACACCCAGGCACAGGCTCAGACCGACGCCCTGGCCCGCACATACCAAGCAGCACTACAGGCCTCCCATGAAGAAAACCAATTGCGCCGCGATGCTATCGGCACTGGTGCTCGCGTCGTGTACGTCAAAGCCCGCTGCCCCGCAGGCGGAGTGCACCAGGCTCCCGGAGCCACCGGCAGCGCTGATGCAGGAAGAGCCGTCCTTGCTGCCGCTGATGGACAGGTTGTTTCTGATCTCCGAGCCGGAGTCGAGCGACGCGAACTGATGATTGAGGCGTTGCGTAAGCACATCGCAGGCCTTCCGAGGTATTGCAGAAGATGATCAGCATCAAGCCGGAAGGGTTCCAGCAGCAGCTCGCCGACCTGACTGAACTTGAGCAGCGGCAGATTCCTTACGCGACAGCCACTGCGCTTACGCGGACCGCGCAGGGCCTGATGGATCGATTGCGCGATGAGATGCGTGTCGTGTTCGACCGCCCGACCCCGTACACGCTGAACAGCCTGCGCATGGTGCCAGCCAGGAAAGACCGGCTGGAAGCGCGGGTTTGGTTCAAGGACGAAGCGGACGGTGCGCAGCCTGCATCGGTGTGGATTGCCCCCGAGGTCTACGGTGGCCCGCGTCGGAACAAGCCGGCCGAGCTTCAGCTCAGGGCCAAGGGGATACTGCCCGAAGGCAAGTACGTGGTGCCCGGCGCCGGCGCGGACCTGGATCGCTACGGGAACATCAGGCGCGGCCAGGTCACCAGGGCATTGAGCGGCATCCGCGGCTTCAGCCAGGCCGGGTACAACGCGAACGCTACCGATAGCAGACGGAGCCGAGCGAAGGGTAATGCTCGCCGCTACTTCGTCATGACCCGTAAGGGCCAACCCATAGGCATTGCTGAGCGCACAGGCCGAGGCCGGGATGCTGTCTCGGTCATCATGGCCTTCGTGTCTCGCCCTTCGTACCGCCGCCGGCTGAGCTTCTTCGAGATCGCGCAGCAGTACGCCGACGAGAACCTGCCACGCGAGTTCGAGGTGGCGATGCGCGGCGTTGCTGCTCGGTTCGCTGCGAGGCGCTGAAGAGCGCACCAAAATGGTGCGAATTCTTGTTGTCCAGCACAAGTTTGAAAATTTGGCGGGTCCTCCCGGAGGTGCCCCCGTCAGAGGGTAATTCGAGCCCCGCGCGCCAAATATGTATGACCATTTTTCGGAGGTTGGTTGTTGTTTAGTCATGAGCAAAAACGAAACAACCAAACAGCGCGGATGGTTGAACAAGTCCGAGATGGCCGCGAGCCTCGGGATTTCTCCGCAAGCCTTTGATAAATGGGGCGTTCAACCAATCGAGCGAATAGGTCGAGAGGCCTTCTACACGGTGGCGGATGTGGTCGAAAACCGCATCCAGCACGCCGCTCGGAAACAACAACCTGAGGGGGAGCTACCGGAAGGTCTCGATCCCTACGCTGAAGCCAAGCTGACACAGGAGCGACTCCGGCTCACCAAGGCCCAGGCCTACGCCCAAGAGCAGAAGAACCAGGTCCAGGACAAGCTCCTGGTCCCGGTCCCGTTCGCCACTTTCGCCTTGGCGAAGATCGCCGCCAAGATTGGCTCGGCGCTGGAGACCGTCTGCAAAACGGTCAGTCGCCGCCACCCGGATGCTGATCCCTTGGTGATGGAGTCCTTCGAGCGGGAGATCGCCTTGGCGCGAAACCTTTCCGCTGAGTTCAGCGACGACATCCCGGGAATCCTTGATGAGTACCTTGCAACCCTGGATCAGTGATCTGCGCACTGCGGTCAAGCTGGGTTTGCAGGGAATGTTCAAAGAGCCGCCGATGACGGCGGTGGAGTGGGCCGACAAGCATTTCTACATGTCGGCCGAGTCCTCTTACAACGAGGGCCGCTGGAAGACTGCGCCATTCCAGGTCGCGATCCTGAACGCGATGGGCAACGACCTGATTCGAGTGGTCAACTTCGTGAAGTCGGCCCGGATCGGTTACACGAAGCTGTTGCTTGCCAACATCGGCTACAAGATCCAGCACAAGCGCCGCAACGTGATGATGTGGAGTCCGACCGACCCGGACGCCGAGGATATCAGCAAGAGCCACGTCAACGGCCTGATCCGCGACGTTCCGGTCATGCTTGAACTGGCGCCTTGGTTCGGTCGGAAGCACAGCGATAACACCTTGGACAACAAGGTGTTCGCGAACCGACGCAACCTCTGGATTCGCGGCGGCAAGGCCTCCCGGAACTACCGGGAGAAGTCCCCCGACGAGGTTATCTACGACGAGCTGTCGAAGTTCGACGCCGACGTCGAGGGCGAAGGCTCGCCGACATTCCTGGGTGACAAGCGCCTGGACGGTGCGGTCTACCCGAAATCTATCCGGGGATCGACGCCTGGGGTCGCTGGCGCTTGCCAGATCACCAAGGCGGCGGAAGAGTCTCCGCACCGGCTGCGCCTGCATATTGCTTGCCCGCATTGTCAGCGGGAGCAGCACCTGAAGTTTGGCGGCAAGGATTGTGAGTTCGGCCTGAAGTGGGAAAAGAACGAACTGGGTGAGGCCGAGCGCGCCTGGTACGTCTGCGAGCACTGTGCAGCCTGTTTTGAACACCGCGACATGGTGGTGGCCCAGGCTAAAGGCCGCTGGATCTGCGACGAGACCGGCATCTGGACGCGCGACAGCATCGACTGGTTCGGCCCGAACAACGAGCCGATCCGCACGCCGCGCTCGGTCAGCTTCTACTGCTGGGCGATCTACAGCACCTGGACGACCTGGGTGTCGCTGGTTGACGAGTGGCTCAAGGTCAAGGGCGACCGCGAGAAGCTAATCACCTTCATCAACACCACGCGCGGCGAGGTGTGGGAAGAGGAGCAGGGCGACCGCGTGGAGTGGCAGACGCTCTACGCTCGCCGCGAGAACTACCCGAAGGTGCCGCCGCAAGCGCTTGTTCTGATGGGTGGAATCGACACCCAGGATGACCGCTACGAGGGCCGCGTTTGGGCTTTCGGTCTTGGCGAGGAGGCATGGCTTGTTCACCGTTTCATTCTGACCGGCGATCCGGCCAGTGAGGAATTGCGGCGCAAGGTGGGCTTGGAAATTCATCGGCAGTTCACTCGCGCTGATGGCGTTCCAATGCGTGTCGAGCGTTGGTGCTGGGATGCTGGCGGCCACTATGCCGATGAGGTAGAGGCCGAGAGCATCAAGCATGGCGTGCACTGGGTGGTTCCGACTTTCGGGGCCAGCACATACGGCAAGCCAATCGCCAACTTCCCGAAGCGCCGCAAGCGCAAGGTCTACAAGACCGAACTGGGCACCGATAACGCGAAGGAGCTGATCTACAGCCGCCTGCGCATTGATGCGCCCATCCCGTGGCAACCGACGCCGGGCTGTGTGCACTTCCCGATCGACAGCGACATCTGCGACGAAGACGAACTGAAGCAGATCACCGCCGAGAAGAAGAAGCCGGTGATGGCGAAGGGTGTTCGCGTCCTGCGCTGGGATTCCGGCGGGCGGCGAAACGAGGCGTTGGATTGCTTCGTTTACGCCCTTGCCGCGCTGCGCATCAGCCAGCAACGCTTCGGCCTCGACCTCGACCAGCTGGAGCGCGTGCGCGTTGATCCCGTGCCGGAGCCGGTCGCCCAACAGCAACCTTCGAACGATAACCATGCCAGCACCTCCCAGGGCTGGCTCAACACTGGAAGCGGACCATGGCTCTGACAGCGCAGCAGATGCTCGACAAATACCTGGAGGCCGAGGCCGCCGTGCTGGAAGGGCGGACAGTGATCTTCAACGGACGCACCCACACCATGGAGGATATCGAGAAGATCCGCGCCGGACGCCAGGAGTGGGAGCGCCGCGCAGCCGCAGAGCGGGACCGCGCCGCCGGTCGCCGTCCTGGCCCGGCACTGGCGGAGTTCTGCTGATGAACCTGATCGATCGACTACTGGAACCCTTGGCCCCCGAGCTGGTGGCTCGGCGCTTGGCCGCTCGCGAGGCAATCCAGGCGTATGAGGCTGCCAGGCCAGGGCGAACCCACAAGGCCAAGCGTCAGCCGCTGGGCGCCGACACCTCGCTACAGAAGTCTGCGGTCTCTATGCGAGAGCAGTGCCGGAAACTGGACGAAGATCACGATCTGGTTACCGGCCTGCTCGATCGCCTCGAGGAGAGGGTGGTGGGCGGCAGTGGTATCGGCGTGGAACCGCTGCCGCTGCGCCTGGATGGCTCGGTGCATGCTGAGTTGGCCATGGAGATCCGCAGCGCGTGGGCCGAGTGGTCACTCTCGCCGGAGACCTCTGGTGAGCTGACGAGGCCCCAGGTAGAGCGTCTGATGTGCCGCACCTGGCTGCGCGATGGCGAGGGATTGGCGCAGAAGCTGATGGGACGAGTCCCGAACTACACGTTCGCCACGTCGGTGCCTTTCGCCCTGGAACTGCTGGAGCCCGACTACTTGCCCTTCAGCTACAACAACCTGTCGAAGGGTATTGTTCAGGGTATCGAGCGTGACACCTGGCGCCGGAAAAGGGCCTATCACCTCCTCAAGGATCACCCCGGCAACCTGCAGACGCTGGGCGGCAGCCTGGCGGTGAAGCGCGTCGAAGCGGAACGGATCATCCACATCGCCTACCGCAAGCGGATCGGCCAGAACCGAGGCGTGCCGATGTTGCACGCAGTGCTTATCCGCCTTGCCGACTTGAAGGACTACGAGGAGAGCGAGCGGGTGGCGGCGCGCATCAGTGCTGCCCTGGCGATGTATATCAAGAAGGGCAACCCCGACAGCTACACGGCGGAGCCCGGGAAGGACCGGAAGAACCGAACGATCCCCATCGCCCCCGGCATGGTCTTCGACGACCTCGAGCCAGGCGAAGACGTTGGGATGATCGAGAGCAACCGGCCGAACCCCTTCCTTGAAGGTTTCCGCAACGGCCAACTGCGGATGATCGGGGCCGGCACCCGCAGCACCTACTCCTCGGTGTCTAGGGCCTACGACGGCACCTACTCGGCGCAGCGCCAGGAACTGGTCGAGGGCTGGCTGGGCTACGACCTGCTGCAGCACGAGTTCATCGACTACTGGTGCCGGCCGGTCTATCGGGCCTGGCTGCAGATGTACCTGTTGGCTCGGAAGGAACGCCTGCCCGCCGATGTTGATCACCGCACTCTCTACGCGGCGGTCTACCAGGGGCCGGTCATGCCATGGATTAACCCGATGCATGAGGCCAACGCATGGGAGTTGCTGGTCAAGGCTGGCTTCGCCGATGAGGCGGAAGTTGCCCGCGCCCGTGGTCGAGATCCGCGCGAGCTGAAGAAGTCGCGTGAGACGGAGATCAAGGCGAACCGGGAGGCCGGCCTGGTCTTCAGTTCGGATGCCTACCACCAATTCGTCAAGTCCGGGATGGACCCAGTTGAGGCGGTGCAGAAGGTGTACCTGGGCGTCGGGAAGATGCTTACCGCCGACGAGGCTCGCGAACTCGTCAACAGATACGGCGCCGGCCTACCCGTGCCTGGCCCGGATTTCCCCAACGAGAGCAACAATGGAGGCGCCGATGGGCAGCCATCAAACCCTGATCCATAAAAGCCTGATGCTGCCGATGGCGGCGGCGCTGACTGAGGCCAACGCCCCGCATGAGTCCTGGTACAGCATTAAGGCTGCCGGTCGCGGCGTCGCCGAGGTGTTGTTGTACGACGAGATCGGCGTCTGGGGAATCACCGCGCTGCAGTTCGCTCGAGACCTCAAGGCAATGGGCGACCTGACCAAGATCAACCTGCACATCCACTCCCCGGGCGGCGACGTCTTCGAGGGGACGGCGATCTATAACCTACTGCGCAACCACCCGGCCAGCGTCGACGTGTACATCGATGGCTTGGCTGCCTCGATGGCCTCGGTCATCGCCATGGCCGGCGACACCATCTACATGCCCGAGAACGCCATGATGATGGTGCATAAGCCCTGGGGCATCCAGGGCGGCGATGCGGACGACATGCGCCGCTATGCCGAACTGCTCGACAAGGTCGAGGACACCCTGGTCATGGCCTATGCCAACAAGACCGGGAAGTCCGCCGACGACATCAAGGCGCTCCTCAAGGAGGAGACCTGGATGAATGGCCGAGAGGCCGTCGCTGCCGGCTTCGCCGACCAGCTCACTGAGCCGCTGCAAGCGGCCGCTCACCTTTCCTCCAAACGCATGCAGGAGTTCGCCCACATGCCCGAAGCTCTGAAAACTCTACTGGCCCCGCGCGCCCAGACCCCCGCCGCGCCGGCCAACACTCCCGCGCCGACTCCGGCATCCGCCGCGCCGGCGGCTCCCGTGGCCGCTGCACCAACCGAGGCCGATATTCGCGCCCGCATCCTCGCCGAGGAATCTGGTCGCCGCAGCGCAATCACTGCTGCCTTCGGCGCGTTTTCCACCGGGCACGCCGAACTGCTCGCCACCTGCCTGAACGACATGAACATCACCGTCGACCAGGCGCGCGAGAAGCTGCTGGCTGCCATTGGCGCCGACACCCAGCCGGCTGCCGCCCTGAGCGCCGGCGCCCACATCCATGCCGGCAACGGCAACCTGGTGGGCGACTCGGTGCGCGCGAGCGTGCTGGCCCGCATCGGTCGTGGCGAGCGCCAGGCTGATAACGCCTACAACGGCATGACGCTCCGCGAACTGGCCCGTGCCTCGCTGGTCGATCGCGGGATCGGCGTGGCCTCGCTCAACGCGCCGCAAATGGTCGGCTTGGCCTTCACCCACACTTCCAGCGACTTCGGCCTGATCCTTCTGGATGTCGCCAACAAGTCGGTGCTGGCTGGCTGGGAAGAGGCCGAAGAAACCTTCCCGCTGTGGACCAAGTCCGGCATTCTCACTGACTTCAAGCCGGCGCGCCGCGTCGGGCTGGGCGAGTTTTCCTCGCTGCGTCAAGTGCGTGAGGGCGCCGAGTACAAGTACGTCACCCTCGGCGAGCGCGGCGAACAGATCATCCTGGCCACCTACGGAGAGCTGTTCAGCATCACCCGTCAGGCGATCATCAACGACGACCTGCAGATGCTCTCGGATATCCCGTTCAAGCTGGGCCAGGCTGCCAAGGCCACCATCGGCGACCTGGTCTATGCGGTTCTGACCGGTAACCCGGCGATGAGCGATGGCAAGACTCTCTTCCATGCCGACCACAGCAACCTGCTCACTGGTGCGGCTTCGGCGCTTTCCATCGACAGCCTGAGCAAGGCCAAGACCCAGATGGCCACCCAGAAAGCCCAGGTAGAGAAGGGCAAGGGGCGCACCCTCAACATCCGTCCGGGCTTCGTTCTGACTCCGGTGGCACTCGAGGACAAGGCCAACCAGATCATCAACTCCGAGTCCGTGCCGGGCGCCGACGTCAATAGCGGCATCGTCAACCCGATTCGCGCATTCGCGCAGGTGATCGGCGAGCCGCGCCTGGACGATTCCTCGGCGAGCGCCTGGTACATGGCTGCCAAGAAAGGCTCTGACACCATCGAGGTGGCCTACCTGGACGGCGTCGATACTCCGTACCTGGAGCAACAGGAAGGCTTCACTGTCGACGGCGTGGCCAGCAAGGTCCGCATCGACGCCGGCGTGGCGCCGCTGGACTTCCGTGGCCTGCAGAAATCCAACGGCGCCTGATCGGTGCCAACTCCCGAGCCCCGCATCTAGCGGGGCTTTCTGTTTCTGCCATTAGGAGAATCAACCATGGCGAAGAACTATGTGGAGGACGGCAACGTCCTGACTCTCATCGCGCCTGCTGGCGGCGTTCAATCTGGCGTGCCGGCGGTGATCGGAGACCTGGTGGTGGTGCCGCTGGTAGATGCCGCCGCGGGCGAGCCGTTCGCCGGAAAAACTGGCGGCGTCTGGAGCCTGCCTGCTGCCGCTGGCCTGACCCAGGGTGCCAAGTGCAGCGTGCTCGATGGGGAACTGGTAGCTGCTGCCACTGCCGACTCGGTGGCGTTCGGCAAGATCACCGAGCCCACCGTTGACGGCTTCGCGTCGGCGATGCTGATCCAGCAATGAGCGCGCCGGGCCGTTTTGGCCGGCTGATCCAACGGCTCCACGAACGTGGGCAACAGCGGTTATCTGATGCCGTGGGCGAGTTCCGCGGCATCGGTCGTCCCCCGATCAGGGGGATACCGCTGCAGGTCGACCGAAACCTCACCTACGAGGGACCTGATGGGGTTTTCATCACGGACAAGGTTGGGATCAGTTGGCTGGCGAAGGACGTTCCCACGGCATCGCGTGGCGACCTCTTCGTCATCGGGTCGTCGCGCTATCTCGTGGAAAAGCTCATTGCGAACGACGGTTGGTTGCTGACGGCAGCAACGATCGAGGAGGAAGCATGAAGCCGAACGTGCTCACGATCGGCCGCTTGGCCTTGCTGGCGCGCCTGCAAACCATCACGCCAAACCAGGGATACCGGACAGACGCTGGCACTCGTGTGCTCTCCGGGTGGTTTAACGAGCTGGTCAAGGAGCGGCATGAGGGCTTTCCGCTGATTGTCGTCCAGCCCGGCAAGGAGCAGCCGCCGGAGCATCTTGATGCCGCCGTTCGATTCCATCGCGGTTTCGACGTGGTAGGTGCGGTGCAAGGTGGGTATGACCACTATGAGGAGGCCCTGGAGGATCTACAGCTAGACCTTCTGGCGTGCCTGATGCCTGCCCCCAAGGGGCAGTTCCTGCGCTGGCTGCCCCGAGAGCGCGGCATTACCGGGCTGACGTTGGGGGCGCCTGAGCCGTACCCGCCGGGTGATGGAGTGGCCGCAGCCGTGATTCGAATCCCTGTCTATCTGAAAACCATCATCGAGGGGTAACCCATGAAGAGCGATCCCCAGGTGCCGGCCACGGTCGACACCGCGCCTCCGGCTGCGCTGAACAAAGCCGTCGAGGTCACCCTGGCCAAGGTGCACTGGCACCAGGGCGAGGAGAAGGCGGCCGGCGAAAAGATCAACGTCAGCCCTGACCAGGTTGAATTCCTGCGCCGCGAAGGCGTGATCAAGAAGGAGGCCTGATATGGCTATCGAGAAAGAGACGTATGTGATCGGCGGACCCTTCAAGATCCGCGAGTCTGGCGCCACCGCACCCTTCCAGTTCGCTGGCCTGGTGTCCACTATCCAACAGACCATCGAGACCAACGAGATCACTCTGCCGGATACCACCACCCCGCAGGGCGGTGAGTACGATGCCGTTTCGCGCATCACTTCGGTCGGTTTGTCGATCAACTTCCGCGAGCTCAAGACCAGCATCCTGGCTGCCTTGGTGTGGGGTGACGCCACCAACGTTCCTTCTGCCACCCACACCGACGAAGCGCACACCGCCGTTCCAGGAGGCACGATCGCGCTCGACTTCATGCCGCTGGAGATCACCAGCGTGAAGAGTGATGACGGCACCACGACCTACGAAGAGTTCGACGACTGGAACATGACCGGCGCCGGTATCGAAATCGTTGAAGGGGGTGCGATCTCTGCGGCCACGCCGATCAAGGTGACTTACAAGTCCGCCACCGTTGATGTGATCGAAGCGCTGACCAACAGCGGCAAGACGTTCGAATGCCTCTTCGAGGGTGAGAACGCAGCCGGTACCCAGCGCCGTATCCAGGCGCGCTATTTCCGGTGCCGCCTGAACCCGTCGAGCCAACAGGACTGGCTCAATACCGAAGACTTCCTCGCTGCCGAGGCCACTGCCAAGGTTCTGATGGACCCGACCAAGGTCGGCGCTGGAAAGTCGAAGTACTTCAACATCAAGAAGGAACTGGCGACGGTGTGACGCCGTTCATGCCCGGCAGGGACGCCAGGCGAGCAATCTCTGATTCCGATCTGTCATTGTCACTACCAGAGCCCGGCTATGTGCTAGGTTTTGATGCTGGCGCAGTGATGCTAAAGTCCTCTTCATCATACAGGGAGGACGGCTATGAAATGCCCAAACTGCGCATATGAACCGACTATGCGAGAAATCACAGAAAGCGCTGACTCGTGCCCTAAGTGTGGAACTAATTACCAAGAGTATTCCGAGCGTCAGGCCAGTCAGAGGTCTGACCCCATGTCATGGGGCAATCTCTCTAAGCTACATCCTGAGGCTAGAAATGTTGTCATGAACTATAAAGGAGCAAGTCCAGTTGTAGTGATTGACTTCAAAATGGGCTTTTGGTCAATGGTTTTCTTTATGGTTAAAGCGTCAATTGCTGCAATTCCGGCGATAATTATAGTTTCATTTATTGTTGCTGGGCTTTTTGCTGTGTTTGGTGGGTTCTTGGCGGGGCTCTCTTCGCTTTATGTGAAATAGAAAATTCTGCTTTGAAACCCCGCATTAGCGGGGTTTTGTTTTTTATGGAGTCGAAAATGTCAACATTTACAGCAAGCAGGGTTGTTGATATTGATGGCGTTGAGCTTACCGTGCGTGAACTTAGCGTTGCGGATGTTCGAAAACTAATGCAAGAGGTCAGTGACCAAGACCTCGTCAGTAATGCTCTCTTCGAAGATATCAGGCTTTCCGATCTGTGCCTGATGACGTCGGTTACGGAGAGCCAAATTAACGATCTCCGGCCGAGCCAACTCGCCAAGTTGCGGGATGCATGTAAAGAGGTGAACCCGCATTTTTTCGGAATGCTGGGCCGTCTCTTGAAACTCCGCGACAAGCCTTGAGGAGTTTGGAGCGCGCCATTTGCGTTCTGGTGAGGCTTGGGCATCACCACGTCCTTGAATATCCCTGGTCGCTGTTCTTGACCGCGCTGAAGGCTGAATGAAATGGCTGACGTAAAGATCCGGCTGACTGCTGACCTCGATGATGCGCTGCGCGAGGTGTCAGGTTTCCGCAAGGAATACGCCGAACTGGTCAGACAGGTCGCGCAACCTCTCAAGCGTTTAAACGATTTCACTGCTCTCGAAAGCACCCTTGAGGACACGCAACGCCAGGCGCGCTCGGCGCGCGAGCAGATCCGCACGCTCGGCAACGAACTGGCATCGACGATCAGGCCAAGCCGCGAATTGCAGCAGGCTTACCGGGACTCCATTTCGGATTTGCGCAGCCTGGAGCGGGCAGAGACGGTCCAGATAGCTCGGCTTTCCGCGATGCGCCGGGAGTTGAAGCAGGCCGGGCTGGATACGAGGAGCCTGACATCCGAACGGCAGCGGCTCCAGCGGGAGCTGGATCGAAACCTCCAGGCTGGCCGGAATGATGCGGCCACCACCAGCCTCCGGCAACAGGCGGCAGCGATCAAGCAGAGCGCGATCGAGCAGCGCCGCTACAACTTGGAGCAAGCGCGTAGCACCCTGGGAGTAGCCAGGGTGCGCGAACTGCAGGCTGCCATCGGGCAGTTGAACCAGCAATATCGCATGCTTCGGTCCAGCGGAACGCTGTCCACAAGGGAGCTTGCCGTTGCGCAGCGGGCGCTCAAGAAGCAGATCGCGGAGACCAAGAGCGAACTCAACTCGCTTGGTGCCGGCTCGCGGCTGTCGAGCATCGGCTCTCTCCGCGGGAGCGGCCCGGCACTGGCGGTTGCAGGTCTCGCCGCCGCGGTAGGCGCTGCAACGGCGAAGCTAGCGAACGGGGCCGACACTGTTGGCCGGCTTGATTCCAGGCTTCGCCTGGCAACCCGCTCGCAGGAAGAGTTCAACACCGCGCAGATCGAACTCGACCGTATCGCTGATGATGTTCAGGGCGATGTCGGCGACCTCATCGGCCTTTATTCGCGGTTGCAGCGCCCGCTCCGGGATGCGGGCATGGATCAGCGAGCCGCCCTCGAAACCGTAGAGGCGGTATCGCTCGGCCTGAAAATCGGTGGGGCATCTGCCGAGGAGTCGGCCTCGGTCATTACCCAGTTCTCCCAGGCCATCGCCAGTGGTGTTCTGCGGGGCGAAGAGTTCAATACCGTTCTGGAATCCTCGGATCGCATTGCTGGCGCCCTGGCGGACTCCTTCGGGGTGACTGTCGGCCGGCTTCGCGAGATGGCTGCCGCCGGTGAGCTCACCTCGGAGCAGATCGTTATCGCGCTGCGGAAAGAACTGCCGAAGCTCCGCGAGGAGATGGCGTCGTTTGCCCCGGAGATTGGTGCGGGGCTGAACCGGATCTTTTCCGAAACCCAGAAATACTGGGGGCGTCGCGCGAAGGAAACAGGCGTCGTCGACTGGGTTGCGAACCAGTTGAACGATGTTGCCAAGGGAATCAACACGGCGAATACGCTGGTAAAAAAGGGGGAGGGTAGCCTCACAGCCACCCTCGCCGCCGAGAGGGCTCGACAAGAGCAGATCGTGAAGCGCCAGAACGATGCTCTGAAGCGGGCTCGGGAACAGAACGTCGCCGATCTCCAGTCTGAGGTTGTTCGGACCAAGGCCCTCCTTGAGCAGTCCACCAAGAACCTCAACGACGCGCTTTCGCGGCAGGCAGATGTCCGCAAGGAGTTTGCCGATCTGGTGAAGGGCATCCAGGCGACGCCCACCTCCGGAACGCAGACCTTCGGTGATGCCACTGCGGCCCAGGCCTCTGCTCGCAACGCCCTGACCGCTGGCAACAACCAAAAGGCGATCGAGGAGGCGCGCCGCGCGCTTCAGATCCTTCAGCAACTGAAGGATGCTGGCGCGAACAGCTACGGCTTCGAAGGCGTGGCCAAGGAGGTGGAGCGCATCGCCAACAAGGCCGCAGAGGTCGAGGCTGGTAATGCCAAGGCTGCGGATGACGTCAACCGCCTGAACCTGGCCGACCTCGAGGAGCGCATCAAGGCTGTGCAAAACGTCGAGGTATCGTTCGGAATGGACTTCGAAAGCGCGGAGACCCTGAAGCAGCAGGTCGCCGACATAGCCGCCGGATTGGCTGAGCAGCTCGTGATACCGATCACGCTGGTTCCGCCTCCGGAGATGGGCGTGCCTGGCGTGCCCAGCATCACTCCCAAGATACCCGGGTTTGCCACTGGTACGCAGAGCGCTCCCCCTGGCATGGCGTGGGTTGGGGAGCGCGGGCCGGAGTTGATGATGATGCGCGGAGGAGAGCGCATCTTCAACGCAGTGCAGTCGCTGCAGATGTCGCAGAGGTATCAACGAACTCTCCCCGAGATACCCGAGATTCCGACCGCGGCGCTTCAGCAGGCGAATCCGCCGGCAGCCATGCAAAACCTGGGTTCGCTGACCCTCAACCTGGGCGGAGACGATGCCGGTTTCACAGTTTTCGGGACACACGACACGCTCCGAGATATACGCAAGGCCGCCTCGAAGTTCGGGCGGACACGCCCAAAATGACCGAGCCCGCCTGGCGCGGGCTTTTTTATGGAGTTGGGAATGATCATTCCGAACGTGATGCTTGGGGGAGTACCGATCGTGATACACGGCGGCGCCCCTCAGTGTCAGTACCAAGCTGTAGATGGCGGCGTCGAGCGATTGAGGCTCAGCGGAGGTGCGGCAGTACAGATGACGCACTGGCGCAAGACGGCAATCACCATCAGCGGTTCAGGATGGATCGGCACGGGGATGCTTGGACTCGACTTCGACAACCCGTTGGAGCTGCGATGCAATGCGTCGCTTGGCATTTCCGGCCGTACTGCCGCCGACCGAGTATTCACAATCCCTGGAGAGGTTCGGCCGGACGCCGGTCCGTGGGGGCTGGCGCTGGTCGGGCGTGAGTGGGTCAGAACGGACGTGTCGTCCGCCGGCCAGGTGGTAACTGCGTCGGAGATCCCAGGCGCGCAACTCTACCGCGTCGAGTGGTGGCCGCTGTTCCACGTCTTCGCGTCCATCCCTCCTGAGGCTCTTGATTCTTCGAACAACAGCCGGACCTGGCAAATTGTCGCTGAGGAAATCTGATGCTCAACGGTGGACCGCTCAATAGCGCTGCGCTGAACTCTGCCGCTCACTCCGCTGTGCCTGGTCCTGAGCCGATCATCCCTGGCTACGCTTTCACATGGCGCCCAATCGTGCGCGTTGGCGATGACGACGTTACGCCGCTCCTGACCGGGGAGATCGAGGTCGATCGTGAAGAGGGGGCGGCTGGCGTCGCGTCCTTTTCGATCTATCTCGGCGACGGCCCTGTTGTCCCTACGGACTGGATTGGTCGAACCGTAACCATCGACTACGCAACGGAGACTGCGGGTGAGCTGAGTCAGGGCCGGCGGTTTACGGGAAGGGTTACGCAGCCAGCCTGGAATCCTGTTCGGCGCGTCTTGGACGTCAGTTGCACGGACCAGTTGCAGCAGCGTGTAGAGGCCATGGAGATTGCGGCCGTCGACGCCCTGGTCGGCGGTGCCTGGTCCGCCGATGTGTTCGAGCCGGTCGATGGACGCTCGCGGTGGGACTATGCCCAGGAGCGTTTGACCAGCGTCACCGGGAGCTTGGACTGCTCGCCATATGGTGCTCTCCGCGTCACATCATGGCTTGCTGTGGCGCCTGCCTTCGAGTTCGGCCCAGGCTCTACGGTGTACGGAACGCTTGCAGTCGAGCTGGCCGACCTGAGTTCGCAGACGAACAGGGTCGAGATCGAGTGCGACTACCGATTCAGCCGGCTCTGGCAGTTGAACGCCTCGTATGGTTGGCAGCACCCCGGCACGGGGAACGCGGTCGGCGAGGCGGGGTTCTGTAATTGGCGCGGCGACGACACCGAGTTACCTGATGTCGAGATGATCACATCGGCGACCGAAAGCAGCGGCCAGACGTTGTTCTATGCAACTTGGTATCCGCTGCCACCCACTGGGGTCTACTGCAATCCGCCGGCGGCATGGGTCAACAACTTCACCGAATTGCTGCTCGGCGGAAATTGGATTGCTGGCCGGCGATGGGTGCAGTCCGTAACCGAGCGCTACCGGCTGGTCATGGAAGTTCAGCCGAGCGTGGCGGCGACCGGCCCGATTGTCGGTCGGCAGCGTGCATCGTTCGAGATCGAGTCGGACAGGGCCGAGCGCTGGGAAAGCGAGCCGATCACCGGCGGCAGCACCGGCCACGACGACGAGAAGGATGGCAACCGGCGTTTGTCCGCGCTGAACTGTTTGTTGGCCCAGGGAGCAACGACGCTTATTGCTGCGCACCGTGGCACGACCGTGACCTGGGATGTTCCGACATCCATGGTCTTGCCGATCGATCTGGTGCATACGCTCCGCCTCGATGATCAGGGCGCGCGTGCGGTGGGCAAGTGTCGGCGCATTGTCGACCGGCTCGACCTCGCATCCGGAAGCGCCCTGACCACGATCTCTATCGCGGTGATGCGAGGCGGCGCTGGCGCAGCAGATCCCCTTGTTCCGCCGGCTGGCTCGTCCGATCCCGTCAGCCCACCGTCGGGTGGCGGCCAACTCTCGACTCAGCTCGGAGGCCGCAACGGCAGTCCCGCGTATGACGATGAGGCGGATGGTTTCTCAGGCAACTGGAGCAATCGCGATCCCGGCGCCGAACTGTTCCCGCGGCGCTTCTCGCTGACAGCAAAAGACATTCCGGAGACCTACCGGGATGAACATGCGCCGGAGATCGCAGCCACTTACCGGGTAGCTGTACCTGATGACGTACTGGAGATGTAGCGATGGCGAGAGCCTGGATCAACAACTGGAAGACGACGCTGAGCGTAGGGCTGTCGCCTGGCGCGTTGAGCCTGACGGTGCCGGATGCCGCTGCCGCGCTGCTGCCTCTCTCCGGCGGTAGCTGGGTTCTGTTGACGCTGGCGGATGAGACTGGCGCACAGCATGAAATCGTGAAGGCAACCGCGCGTGCCGGCGGGGTGGTGACAATCGAGCGCGCCCAGGAAGGCACCACCAACGGCAACTGGCCGGCGGGGGCGGTGATCTACGCCGCAGTCACCGCTGGCGACCTCATGACGCTCCAGGCGCGCATCCAGGCTCTGGAGTCCGGGGCGTCTGGCGGCATGCTCGTCGACGAAACCGGCGCAACGCTGGTCGACGACGCCGGCAACAACCTGATCATGGAGAACATTTGATGGCAACTGTTACGCACGTCCTATCCGGCGCCGGGGAGCCGCTCGATCCGCCACCAAGCATCGGTGCTCACTACGTGAACACGAACAACGGCGCGCTATACCTGGCGAAGGGCACCGCGAGCGGTGCCGATTGGGTGAAGCTGGGTAGTGGCGGTGGCAGCGCTCCGAGCGAGGTGCTGCATGTCAATACCGACGGCCAGTTCCTTCTCGAGCCTCAACACTCATTTGTTGAGGCCCGTCTGTTCGCAATTCCCGAGCTCGGCACTGCAGCAATTGGAATCGATCCCAGCACATCCCGACAGTTCGACCTCAATCTCAGAACCGCGGCTCCGAGCGGGCAACAACTGCAAATCAGGGTTACATCGGGTGAATTGCCCGGAGGTATGTCGATCGTGGGCACCTCGAGGCAGTGGGCGGTTCAGGAGTCGTATGGATTCGTGATCAATGCAAATGACCTCAACGGCGAAGTGTGGGCGCGCGTCTATTTCGATGCTGACGAGCTCACCCTTTCGATGCTGGTGTTCAGCGATGTGCCGAACGCGTAGGAGATAGCGCATGGCTCTATCAGACGAGCGCCGCGGCCTCGGCGCGAGGAACGAAGCGATCCGCCGCGCCGGCGGCCAACGGGTTGAAGCGGAGCGGCGTGGCGACCAGGGCTTGACCGCGGCGCTCAACCGGCTGATCGAGCCGGAGCGTCAGGCACGCGCACTGCGCAAGATCGACCCGCGCGGCGCCCTGGATGCTGCGCGCGGCAGGGCCGACTACAACCCCGCCGGCAAGCAGATCGGCGGGGGCGGTGTGTCCTGGCCGCTGGCCGAGACCGACAAGTCGAAGCGCACGGTGGCCGACGAGGAGATCGTGAGCACCGATGGCCTGGTCGTCGTTGTGTTCAAGCGCGTCACCAGCTTCGAGATGCAGGATGGCGGCTCGAATATTGGTCGCATGGAGTTCAAGGCATGAATCAACTGATGCCCTGGGACGGCGAGGTCGTTCGCATGGGCTGGCCGTGGCACGGAAAGATCCGGCAGTCCGATATGAACCAGGTGGGGGAGGTTCTTTTACCCAACGGCAGCTCTAAGCCAGCGATCTCATGGTACGGAATCTGGGAGATGCATTATACGTATCTGTTCGACATGGGCCTGCCGGATCAGGACGACCCGCAGGTCGAGGAGCAGGGCGGGAAATGGTGGGGCAGGGCGATCCTTCGAGGAGGGGGAGAGACGAACTACCAGCTTTATTATGGCGGAGCCATAGTTTCTCAAGGCGAAAACTCTTTCAATGTTGGTTCGCCGTTTCTTGGTGTTCCTATTTGGTGGGATGAAGATGAGGAGCCGAGGAAGCCATACTATGTTGATATAATATTTGGAGAGAGACCCTGGGCTCCTCCTGAGGAGCGCTATGCGTTTATTTTTAGAACTCTAGCTGGAACTGTTCCGGATATTTTATATATCCCAAGCATTGATGCTATAGGGCAGGGCGAGGATCAGCCCGAGTGCGCCTCAAGAACTAGGGCGACATACGATGGTTGGGGGGTGGGTAAGTCTGTAAAATTTTACTATTTCCCATTGCTTGGCGTATACCAGAACAAGATATTGATGGGTGTCGTTGTTCAGCCGGAAAACGATATATCTGGAGTTGGCTACCCTTCTCCTCCAGGCACATCAAAGGATAGCGGCTCGTCACCTGCTGGGGCTCCAAGGGGGCTGTATGGGCTGATAGAGATAACAATTGCGCAGGACATTCGTGATAAGGAATCTGATCACAGCAACACCATCTCTCTGCGAGTGATTGAAGACCGAAGGACTGCGCTCGGTAGGCCGGTTCATAATGTCATTGACCAAAAGAACCCTCCGCAAGACGGGGTTACAACGGAGTACTACCTTGACGAGTGGATCCAGTCTTCTGGTCTTGTAACCGCATGGTATGACGCTCAGGGAAACATTCAGACTGCTCGCTACAATCGCCGCCACTACGCATCCAGGGAGGCGAGTTACGGCCCGGAGGTTCCATCTAGAGTCGCCACTGAGAGGGCTAGTGAGGTAGAACTTCTTGATGGTTCGGGGAGCGTTGTGGACAGCTTCACGCTCAAGGAGTCTTTTGAGGCGCAAGAGCTTTCTGGTCTTGGTCTTCAGATAACCAGGACGGTGCAGGTTACCGGGGAAGAAGACGACGTAACCACTTATCTAGACCCGGATCATGTTGGCGGTGTCGATGTGGACGTTCCAGCTACGTTTCCTCCTGGCTTGCACGTTGCTAACACGGTCGTTACTTACCAGTGGCTAGTTAATGGCGAGAACAAATTAAGGGATCAGGATCAGCATCAACTATGGATAGCAGCACTGAGCAACAATAGCGCGGCACTCTGTTACGTTCGAGAGCCATACGACTACCCGGATGGTCAGGACACTACAACCGTTCGCGTGCGCCAGGGACCTGCCGTCAAGATTGGTGGAGTTAGTCCCAACACCCTCGTCGAGACCATTACCAAAAGCAAACTTCAGCATCGGTATCTTCGAGGATTTTTCTGGACGCCGGCCGATGGGTGGGTGCGCGCCAGTTGTAATCCAATTACCGGCGAATTGTCTCGCGGCAAAGAATGCCTCGAATACCACACTAGTTGGGTCTAGCAACCACCATTTCATAGGAGAAGCCGCATGACGCCGGCCTGTGTACCACTGCGCATTGAAAAAGGGGCGACGTTCCGCGACACGATGCGGATCATGCAACCGAGCCTGGTCTACCGGCCGATCACTCAGATCGCGCCGACCGCTCCCGTCCGGCTGACCATCCCTGGGCACGGATTGCCTGGCACGTGGCTGGCCTGGATCGATGGTGTCCAGGGCATGCCCGAGCTGAACCGCGCTCGACTTCGGCAACTGCCTCACCGGGTCGCGTCCATCGACGACAACACCGTCGAGATCAACCTGCTGTCAGCCGCTGGCCTTGCGCCTGTGGGCGGGCAACTGATCTACCAGCCACCTGTTGAGCTGGCTGGCGCCGAGGTACGGATGCAGATCCGCGATGTGCCAGGTGGGACTGTGCTGATGACGCTGGCGCTCGGCTCTGGCCTTGAGATCGCTGGCGCCGGAACGATCTCGCGCGAGATCTCGGCATCGGCTACCGCGGCGCTGGCCTGGTCGTCTGCGGTCTACGACGTGGACGTGACCTACCCGGATGGAACGGTCCATCGCTACTACAGCGGGCCGATCACTGTGAGGCGTGGGGGAGGGTGCGATGGATGACACCGCCGAGCCCTGGGCGCTGGCGATCGAGGTCGATTGCGAGCCGCTTGTGCTCAGCGAGATGCAGGAATACGCGGTCACAGTGACGCCGCCGGCAGATGTGCTTGTGGTTGTTGTGGGTGACCAAGGGCCTCCCGGGAGGGATGGCGTAGACGGTGCCCAATGGGGCGCGACTGACTGGTGATGAAATGGCCCAGATTCGATTTTTCAAAGTGGCGACCCTGCCGGGTACGCTGGAACCCGACTCGTTCTACTTCGTCGAGAACGGCAGCTACTCGGAGTCCTACCTGACGAACAGCGCCGGCGTGGCGCGCTCGATCGGCAACAGCGCGATGATCAACGCGCTGATCAACGAGGCGCTGGCCAGCCTGCCCGGCACAGGCGCACCGATCCTGTTCGTAGCCGATATCGCTGCACGCGATGCCCTGGAGCCTGAGGGTGCAATCTTCGTCCTGGTTCAGGATGCGAGCGCTGACCCGACAGTCGAATCCGGCGCTGCGCTGTACGCATGGAACCCGGCGACCAGCGCATGGCTGAAAGTGGCCGAGTATGAGTCGATGGACGTCGAGATCAACTGGGACGCGATCAACGGGCGCCCGACGTCGACGCCGGCGCAGATCGACACTGCCGTTTCCCAAGCGCACACGCACGCGAACAAGTCGACGCTGGACAAGTTCAGCGAGGATGGCGGCCTGGTTCGGTTCGGCGGGCAGCCAATTCCGGCGGAGTGGAACGGGGCGGCCTGGTAAATGGCCGTCCTCCAGACCCACAAGGTCGTCGCGCAACTGCCTGCCGCGCTGGAGCCGAACGCGATCTACTTCGTCCGGCGCAGCACCGGATACGACCAGTTCGTGACCAACGGCGCGGGCGTCGTGGTGGCATACCCGATGAACGTCCGCATCCCCGCGGCTGTGCCGGGGTATCTCGCCGATGGCTCCATGCTTCGGCTCACGATGAACCCTGACGGCCAACTGCCGGCCTATACCGCCGGCGGCGCAACTCTCAACCTACAGGTGCTGTTCAATGGCTGATGTACGACCGACGAAGTTGCAGAACGACGGCAACGGCTATGGCTCGCTTCGAGAGTTCGGGGACGGCGACACGGTGCCGGTAACACTCGGCGGAACAGGAGCTGCAACCGCCGCTGGTGCGCGCACGTCCCTTGGGCTTGGGAGTGCTGCAGTTAGACCTGCCCTGGGTTCAACTGGGGCTTTGTACTCGCGAGACAGCATTCTCGGCGCAGTCTCTCAGGCGAGCGGCATACCGTCTGGTGCGATTATTGAGCGCGGGAGTAACGCGAACGGGGAGTATGTGCGGTTCGCGGATGGGACGCAGATTTGTTGGACGAACACTCTCACATTCACCGCTGGGGTCTCATCAGTCGGTGCGAACTGGTCGTATCCGGCGAGCTTTAGTTCCTCGTACCCCATCGCTGGGGCTGTCTCCGCTTCTGGTGCTGGTGGAGACTATGACTCTGGCGTGTCGGCGAGAAACCAGGGAGCGACCTACTTCAATCCATCCGCGGGTACGGCTGGGGTGGGGTTCTTCTGCATATCGTCGGCATCATTCACGTCAGGCGCTCAGACTAGGAATAACAGGGTCGTCGCCATCGGGAGGTGGTTCTGATGATCATCAAGTTGTCACCGTACGCACCACTGCCAGGCAGCGACGAGCGCCTGTCGCTGAGCAGGGCTGGCGATGTGCTCGCCGTGAACGGCCAGGTGTTCGACTTCACACCGCTCCCGGACGGTGGTGAACTGCCGGCCGAGGCTATCGGGTCGGAGTGGTTCGCTGGTCCTGCACTGCGACGTGCCGGCCGGCTGGAGCTGATCCTGCGGTTCCCGCTGGCCGCTGATGCCAGTGCCGCTGCTCGCTTCCCTGAACCGTTGCTGATCGAGGCCGACGGCCCGGTGGAGTTACCGCGATGATCGACTGGAGCAAGTTAAAGACCGCTGAACAGCAGGCGCAAGAACGCTGGCAGGCTGAGTGCGATGCCGCCGCCGCAGCGCGGGCGAATGCCTACCGTCTAGAGAGTGACCCGCTCAAGACCGAGGCCGAGTTCGATGCTATCAAGGCCGGCGTGGAACCGAACTACTCTGCCTGGGTCGCCAAGGTCGAGGAGATCAAGGCCAGGTATCCGCTGCCTGAGGCTGATTAGGGCGCGTCCGTCAAAAATAGTTTCCGCATCAGAAACCATACCCCCTGGTTTTGCTCGTCTGCAAACCCTATTTTGATTTTCTGGTGCGGAAATATATTCTTCCTAACTCATTGATATATATGGCTATGGTTGCTGCCCGGTGA